AGGGAGTCCTGCGCATTCTTCGTCTTCTTCCAGCGCGGATCTGCTCGCAGCTCATTCTCGAACTTCCAGAGAGGCTTGGCCTCTCGCTTAAGGCTGGAAGGATTGACCCAATTAAGTGTACTCTTAATCGTCGGGTCGAAGAGGTTTAGTGATCCTGGGTTGATCTCAAGGATCTGGGTCATGCTCTGCATATACGGCTGAGCGATATCCATGACAGTCTGTCCGGCCTCGATCTGCTTGGCCCACTGAGGGAAAGCCGCCTTAGCCTCAAGCTGTACCGAGTTCTTGATGTCCTGCATCGTTCCGATTCCTCGGGCGATGTTCTGAATGAACGTGTTCAGCCGAGCGTCAGACCAGTTGGATCCCATCTGGTACATGTAGGACTTCGCTTCCTCCCATAGCTCACCGGCCTGACCGGTGTGCTGCTTGCTGGAGAGGTGAAGCTTGGATCCCATGAGGTACCGTAGCTGGGCCTCATCGTACCCCTTAGCCACCATCAGGTAGGCATAGGACTTCATGTTAGCCGCACTCATCTGAGCCCCGGAGAGGCCCATCTGGCGGGCTAGCTGGGTGGCCTTGATGGTCGCCTGCTGAATCTTCTGCTTGGCCTCGGCTGGGTCCGTGTACTGGAGCGTGAGATAAGCACGCTCCTCCTCACTGTGAGTCTTCCACCACTTGGTATTGCGAAGCTTGGCCTGGAACTTGGACTTGTCCCAGCCGCCGGAAACCATCTGCTTGAAGAGATTCTTGATCTCCTTGTTGGCGTTCAGGAAGCTGAGGGTGAAACCGTACTGTTCGGCCAGCTCAGCATCACTCAGCTTGGGCGTGACTGCCCCAATCTCTCCAGTCTGGCCATTGTAAGCCCCGCTGGAATTAATCTGAGCGCCAGATCCTCCATAAAACTTCTTATACTGGCCTCCGCCATAGGTGGACCAGGGCCCCCAGTTCTTGCCTCCACCGCTCATCTTGAATGCCACCTTGGCATTCGTTAGTGGATCGAATAGGTCCTCGTTGCTTCCGAGTCCATACTGCTTGCGACGCTCGGGCCCCATGGCTCCGAGCATGTTGATTTGAAACAGCCCGTAGCTATTGTCCCCAGTACCGGCGTTAGGGTTATGGGCGCGGGCATTGCCAGAAGACTCAGCCATAGCGATAGCGTAGGCCATCTTTAGACCCTCACCCCTAAAGCCAGCCTTCCTCAGGATGCTCATTAGGTCCATTACTTACCTCCCGCGAATCCCATGTCCTTCAGTACCTTCAGGCCAGTCTCCATGGTCTTGTTCTGTGCTCCCTGACTCCTGGCCCAACGAGGATCGTTGCGAATGACGTTCTGGAACGTAGTCAGGTCCATTCCGACAGGCTTGCCCTGCTTGTTCACTCCATTGAGTGCGGACCGCAGTAGCGGATCCGCTAGCGTGACTGCTGATGGATTGATCTCCAGATCCTGAGCCATCACTTCCATGTACGGAGACGCGATCTCCTTCATGGTCTGACCCGCTAGCAGCTGCTCAGTGTAGGCCGGATACAGGCTTGCCGCCTGATTGACCACCTGGTTCCTGAAGTCCTGCTCAGTGGCTAGACCCTTGGCAATCAGCTGAGCCTGGTTAAGCATGGTCTGCTTGTCCAGAGTCACACCCTGATCGGCAGCAAACTGCTTCATGTTGTGCTCGAACATGCCAGCCTGGCCGCGAAGATTGTTCGCGTCCGTCCACGTTACATATCCACCAAGCACGTTACGCAGCAGGGCCTCATCCATGTTGGTGGAGATTGCCTGCTCTGCTAGCTTGCCCAGCTTGCTAGGTGGGATGCTAGCGCCCATCTCTCCGGCGAGCTGCATAATCTGGATCCGCATGGCGTTCAGCTTCGCGGAATAGGTGGCAGGATCGGTCTTCTTCTCCTGCGCAGTCTTGCGCATGGAGTCAGAGTTCGTCTTCCACCACTTGGTATCCCTCAGCTTCGCCTGGAACTTATCCTTGCTCCAGTCCTCGGCCACGTAGGACTTGAACAGCCCCTTAATCTCCGGAATGGAGTTCAGGAAGCTGTAAGCCCAGCCATACTCTGCTGCCATCTCTTCTGGTGATAGCCGAGCCGCTGCTGCGGGCTCGGATTCAGAGGCTGGACCTCCACCCTCGATGCCACTCACTCGACGGCCACCCATGAAGATGCCCTGCCAATAGCCAGTAGTGAGATCCGAGATCTCCACGGACTTGCCTGGCCTTGGAGCGTGAATCATCTTGCCGTCACCCATGTAAATTCCCACATGGTCAGGTCCGCCAGTGCCGGGGTCGGTATCGAAGAACACCATATCCCCAGCCTTGAGCTCATTCATCTTGACGGCCTTGCCCTCACCGATCTGAGTATAGGTCTGCCGACTGACCTGAATACCGAAGTTCTTGTAGACCTGCTGAACGAGGCCGGAACAGTCGACACCCTTGGTCAGACTGTTCCCGCCCCACGCGTAAGGCGTGCCGATGTACTGCTTGGCAAACGCAACAAGGTCGTAACCCGACACTGCCATTACTTACCCTCCCTGAACCATTTCCATGAGCCAGTTCATTCCATTGGTCGCCGCCTGATGGGCGCCGTACTCAGGATCCTTCTTGATGTCCTCCATTGCCAGGATACCGCGAGCCTCTGCCGAGACTCCGCCCTCAGTCGTCTGAGACTGAGACTGGAGCTGATCGCCAAGGTAGTTCGAGGTGGTCTTGGTGATGCGGGGATGCGCCTTCTCGTAGGCATTCAGTGCAGACTGGAAGGTCTTGATCTCCGACTTCGTCGGGTCTCGACCTAGCAGAGACTGTGCAGCCTGAAGGAAGATTGCATGTGCATCCTCGCTAGTGGAGGTCTGGATATCCGTGGCCGTAGCGGTCTGAGTTCGAGGAGTCTTCATAAACCTCTCCCTCTGCGCCATGTCCTTGGCCAGGATGTCCCACGGAGTTAGCTTCTGACCAGCACCATAATAGGCACCAGCCTGCTGCGCGTAGGCTCCCCATAGCGCAGCGATCTGAGCATCGGCCAGCCCTGTGACGTCTCGTCCTGTAAGGGCGAGCTGACTCAGGAACTTGTCCTTGGTCTTCTGATCCCAGTTGTAGTACTGGTTGGCGACCTCGGACAGGGTGGCGGTCTGATCCGCCACCTTTGGCTTACCCCCAGATGCTAGGTACTGATAGTACCCAGAGGAGCCAGCCATTCCTGGCGCCTCCATTTGTCCGAGGTAAACCAGAGGGTCCTTCGGGTTGGCGACCTTTCGGGTCGCCCCCGATCCACCCTGAGCACGTGCCTTCTCGATTGCATCATTGAGATTAGAGACACGCTCCTGCTGAGTGCGAGGGAATCCGCCGGTTCCACCGGCGCCCCCACCATCGTCATACCTTGCCATTATCTGGCTCCCATCTCCATGATGTCAAACATGTCTGGCGTAGTGCCCAGAGTTCCCGTCGCGGTGGCCTCAGTCTCCTGAAGCTCACCCTCTTCCTCCTTCAGCCTGCGAGAGAACCCGAGGTCAGTAGAGAAGAAGCGACTGTGCAGGTAAGAGAACTTGGTGTCCTTCTCGATAAGAGAGATGACCATGCGATCCCAGCTGTCCTTGAGATCTGCGTTACTCTGAGCCTGCGGATCGTCGGATCCGCCATCCATCTTACGGATAGCCAGAGCCTTCTGCATCTCTCGGCGGTAACCGAGGTATGTACGCAGAGAGTAGATCTCTGAACGAATTCCAACAGTACCATCTGGCGATACTGCCTTGGCCCAGACCTCGGGATCCTCTACGACCTTAAGAAGGCTGGCCGCATTGCGGTCATACTTGCCCTTGTCGAGAGTGGTGAAGTCCTGCTGCCAGTCCTTGTTGTAGTAAGGGTTCTCAGTGCCATCGAGGAACTTGTCCTGAGTCAGGACAGTCTCGATCAGCTCCATGTCTTCCTGTAGATCCTCGGCCCCTTCATCGGAGAACGAAGTGAGTCCACGATCAAACAGCTCGGCATACTTCTGCTCGCGGAAACTGTTGTACTGCTTCCATCCTCGGCTCACGTTTGCGGCGGACCATGCCTCACGTGCACTCATCTGAGTACGGTCAGGCTTGTTGGATGCCACGTCAGTGGAGTGAGTCTTCTGGTAGAAGTAAGCACCCTTGGAGAACTCGCCATCACCCTCGTGACCAACGACCACACCAGCAAACTCAGGGCCGACCTGTTCGATCAGATCCTGGTAGTGCTTACTCATGCGTACCGCTTCCTGCGTTGGACGCAGGCCGGTGTTGTTCTTGGCCATAGACTGAGTGAAGGTATAGAAGCTGTCACCATACTTCTCGTAGAACTTCTCGTCCGCCGTATCAACGTCTAGCTTCTGGTAACGCTGGAACTCGTCACGGAAGAACTGGTAAGGGTCCTGGCCATTCACCGATACCGGCAGCGCAAAGGCGCTGACCGAGCGGAAGATAGACCAGCGAGAAGCCCTGTCCTCTAGTTCCTTCCAGGTGGGCTGAGTGTCACGAAGACCATTCTCCCACTTGTAGTTTTCGACCTGCATCATGTAGAACATGTTGCGCTGCTTGGTCGCACCGAACTCATCCTGAGACTCGTTCAGCTTCCTTCCAGTGTTCGGGTTCACGAAGTTCCATACGGACTCCTGGGGGCCGAACGGCAGCACTCCTAGCTTCTGCGCCCAGTCGGCAACCTTAGGGTTGCCCTGTGCGTCGAACTCAGTTCCAGGGATGTTGTTGGCTGCGATCTGGACGTACGGACCGACACCAACTGGCAGTGCTCCATCTCCACTGTTGAGGACTAGCTCAACCGAGGACATTGGAACTACGAAGCTGGCATCCTCATCCATTCCGAGGAACTTATTGACAGCCTTTCCGCCAAGGTACTCAGGAACCTGAATGAGCATCTTGCGCTCCGTGTACTCGGTGAGCCTGCGCTCACCGGTCACCGGATCAGTAATGTATCCAGCGGCATCCACGGAGTTGCCATCCTGGTCCACCACGATGCCCGCCCTCGCGGGCGCACCGTAGACCTGGCCAACGTGAGCCAGAGTCTGTGGCTTGTCTGCGATGATGCGAGACCAGCGATTCCAAGACTCCTGCTGTGCTCCGAAGAACGCACCGAAGTTGCGCATCATGTACGCCATCTTGGTCTCGTGATCCATGGTGAACGTGTACTTCTTGACATCCTGGAGAGCCGCCCTTCGGGCGGAGTTCTCAAGGTTTGCACGAGTCGCATCATCGATGTGAGTCACACCCTGAGACTTCAGGATTGCCAGCTTGCCCTTAAGGTTCGCCTTGTACTGCTGACCGAACAGAGGATTCCTCAGCAGCTTGGATGCTGGGATCTGGTTAGCGATGTTGTACCAACCGGAGATGCTCTTATCCAGGAACTCTGCCACTGGCGAAGTTCCCTCAGCATAGCGCCACTGCTCTCCGTTCACCATTGGACGTGCACCGATCGGCACATCCTCAAGCATCTCCCGAGTCAGCTTGCCCTCAAGGATTGCTCGACGAGTTGCGTCCATGCTTGGAACGGAAGGGTTGAGAACGTAGTCAACCTGAGCCTTGACCCTAGTCGCCAGCTCGTGATCCGACATGTTCTTGAGGCCAATGTCGCGACGGTAAGCCTGACCCTCCGGGGTGTTGCGCATCCACTGGACCATCTCATGCTCAGACTTTCCGAGGAGCGCCTGCTTGCCCACGGAAGACTGACCGATCTGGTCATTGACGTGACGGATCCATGCCTCCATGTGCTTCTCGACTCCGTGAGAGTCGACGGCAATGTTCTCCCAGTTGAGACGACGCATGCGCCTTAGCGCTGCGTCGGACTGAGATCCCATGAGGTTCTGGAAGTTACGCTGTCCAGCTGCTAGATCCTTGAACAGCTCACCCTCCTTGCCTCCGAAGGCTGGAGAGAAGACCTCTCGACCGATCTTGACATCACGCATCTGCTGACCCTCTGCGGTGAAGCGAGTCATCTCAGCATGATCGATCCTTGCCTGAGTAAGGTCCTCAGCAATAGCGTCAAGCTGTCCCTGCCAGTGAGCCACTCCGGCGCCACCGGACTCACCGAGGGCCTCAGCCCTGAGTACGTGACCCCTTACGAATTCCTCCTGGCGTGCAAGCTCCTCAATGTTCTGAGCCTCCTTGCCAGCCCAGATGCGAGCCATCTCCGTGTTGCCCTTCATCCAACGGGCACGGAAGAAGTCCTCAGCTGCAACCTTGCCACCATTGATGGCACGACCAACCATGGCAGTACCGCCGAAGCGGGCTACCTGGCCAAGGAAGTCATCGGCAAGCGCGCGAGGCGCGTAGCCGAGACGGAACAGCTGAGCAAACTTCCAGTACTGACCGAGAGTGTCAGCCGCCTGGCCTAGCCAGTCAACCTTGTCTCCTGCTGCATTCTTCAGCTTCTGGAAGGTCGAGCCCTGCTCCTTCAGCATGCGCTCGAAGGCACCAAAGTCCATCATGACGTGACTGTTTGCTAGCTGCGTATCAAAGATGGGAGTCGACACAAGTCGACTTCCGTCCGCCTCAACGGAGGCTACGCGGAGAGTCAGGCCAGGGTTGGCGGGGTCCGCCATCTCGGCAGTTCCGTAGACCCTCTGAGATCCTGCTGCTGCGATCTGTCCATTACGGCGACGCTGAGCGAAGTCCTTGTACAGATCGCGAGCAACATCAAGGGATACCTGATCGTCCGGCCTGGCCTTCGCGTTATGGCGCTCAGTCATCTTGGATACTGCGTACTCCTCAATCTTCACCAGTTCGAGCTGGCGCTCGGCAGGGTTGGCCTTGAGGTAGTTGGACACCAGCATCTCGCGCTCTCCGCGAGATAGCACGCTGGTCTCCCTCAGTGTCGCGTCGACGTCCTTGTACGAGTTCTCGTGATGGATGTCGATGTACATGGTGGGCTTAATGTCATTGTAGCTTCGGGCAACCTTAATGGGGATTCCGATAGATGCGTTGTACACAAGATTGGCACCGGCCCTGATCTTGCCGCCAGCCTTGCCTGCACTCATTGGGCGAAGAGTGTCACCCTGCTGCCATGCCTTGGATCCACGAACCTTCATTCCAGCCGGAGTGGTAATGCTGTTGAAGTTCATGTTGTCGATCGAGGCGAAAGACTTGATCGTGTCGTCAATGGTACGGGTCTGCTGATTCAGGCGGTTGACGAAATCGGTCTCCCCATCGAGAGCCTGCTTCACCTTCTGCCCTCGGGGCGACGCCTTCTGGGCGTCGGTCATTGCATCGAAGTACTCACCGTGAGATACGTTCCTCTTGGTCAGTACGTCCATCTGGTAACCCAGCCTGACGTTCTTTACCTCAAGGGCGTACTTGGCGGCGGTGTCTCCCATGGAGATGCGGAGGATGTCAGAGACCTCATCAGCGTCCTTGGCCTGCTCAAGCAGACGAGCAAGACTGTCACCGTTGGCAGACTTGGATACAGTGGGGAAGTCCCTTCGCAGCACGAGTGCAGCATTGTTGGGGTTCTTCACCTTGATGTCCATGGTCTTGTCGACCATCTTCTGAAACGTTGGAATCCTAGAGAAGAAGTCAATCTCGTGAGGCTGAAGGCCAGCCTTGGTTGCCTTCTTTGCTGCCTTCTCGAATGCTCCGGCCACAGGCTTGGTGTAGGTTACTGCCTTGACCTTGCCAGCGGTCTTACCTGCGAGCACCAGTGGATCTGCGTACCAGGAGACTGCGAAGTCAGTAGCGCCAGTGACGTACTTCTGAACTCCGCCGCCGAAGTACTCTTCGGCTCGGGTCTTGGTTCCGAATGGATCGTTGACAGTAGGAGTGTCACGGTACTCGCCCTTAAGGGCGAGCTTCTTGTCTGCTGCCATCTGATCGATGGACAGCCCACGGTTCTTCAGCTCCTTGTTGTCCAGTCCAAGCATCCATACAGCCTGACCGGGAGAGACGGAGTGGGAGAGCTCCCAATAATCCTTGGCCGCATCCCACTCACCATCCTCACCGATGTAGTCAGGACGTCCATAGACCATGCTGTGAAGGGCCATGAAGCCAGTCGATAGGGCAGGAGAGACGGTAGCACTGTACAGGGAGTAGAGCTTGGAGCCGATCCACTCGATCGGCTTGAAGATTGGAGAGTCGAAGAATCCTCCACCCTCAGCCTGCTTACGCTGCTCCATGAGGGCAGCCAGCTGAGCTTCGCTCTGCTCAGGGTTCGAGAAGTCGACGCCAGCGCCCTGCCAGTAATCTGCCAGTGAGGTCTGGACGTAGCTTGGCAGCTGGTCCATGTTGACGTCACCGTCAAGGACTCCGTTGGAGATAGTCTCCAGATCCTTGGGTCCAAAGTTAGACACCGGTCATCCCCATTCCTAGGTTTGGTACCTCCTCCTCATCATAGGGAGTGATACCAGTGCGAATCAGATTCTTGGCCATGTCGTTGGCCTGAGCGCGGGTCAGTCCCGCGCGTGCAATGTCAACACCTGCCGTAGGTGCATCAGAGAAAGCCAGGACCAGTGATCCCATATCATCGAACCACTGGCCACCGTAGTTGTAGTCCAGATCCATCACTGCATCGCCTTGGCCTTACGTACCAGGTTACGCATCGCCCACGATGCGCCTGGCTGGTTGGCCATGAATTCCATGACAGGAAGATAGGGAATGATGGACTGAAGGTCTTCCGCCTTCTGGTCCGGGAGACCTAGTGCCTCCATACCGGCGCCTGCCCCAAGGGCGGCGCCATCAGTTACCGGAACGTCAGGCTGTGCAGTCGGCTCATTGAGGCCGGTAACCCTGGCAGCAGGGTCGCCAAAGAGCGAGGCAAAGTCTACACCAGGGGAGCCCTTGGCCATTGCCGCTCCGGCCTGCTGCTCCTGATAGGCTGCCTGCTCGCCATATCCAGCGTTGGGCAGATCTCGGTTAGCCTCGCCGACAGCCTTGTCGGTTCGCTCGCTGAACTTTCCAGGTCCGCTTACTGGCGTACCCATCAGTCCTCCTTGGTGATCTGTAGAAACTCTCGATCAAAGTTCTTCTGTGTTGCATGCTGGACGGCCATCTTAGTTCCCAGCTCAAATGTCTGAGCAGTGACAGATGCAATCTGGCACGCCCAGTTGGCAGCAAGGACGAGAACGGACCACTTGTCATGAAGCCGTGGCGTCAGTTCTTCCTCATCAAGATCGATCTCGTTCTCGTCCATCGCTACTCCTTACTTGGCCATAGTTCCGCCGCCACCGGTCTTGCCGGTGCTGACGAGTACGTTGCTGTCCCAGTGGCTAGTCACTACAGATCCAGTCTGGTGACGTGCCTTCTCGGGCACGCCTCCATCGATCGGACCGGTCATGTGAGGTGCCAGCTTGGAGCCCTTCAGGGTCTCCCATGGGCCAGACTTGGGGTGCTGTGGAAACAGTCCCTCGCTCATGCCTTACTCCTTCGGGTGGGAGCTGCCGCCTTCTTGGCGGGCAGCCTAATCTCAACAACCTTGGCATTAGCCGGGTTGTCCTTCTGCTTCTGCCCACACAGTGGGCAGCGGATGCCGTGCTTGTCCTTGTAGTCGTGATACTCGGACCGCTGGCAACTCCAGCACAGTGCCATTAGATTCCAGACTGTCGACGGGTACTGGTACTCATCTGAGCCTCACCCTTGCCGGTGAGACCGGAGAGAAGACTCATGATATCCATACCCTGTGGCTGACCCGCGCCACCAGGCGCGGTACTTGCTCCAGGCGGTGCCTGTCCTCCCGGCTGTCCTCCTCCACCCATAAGGGCGGCCAGCGGGTCCGTAGCCGCTGTAGCGGCTGGCTGCTCCTTCGGCTTGAATACCTTCAGCACAGCATCATGCACGGAGGTACCCTTCTCCCTCTCCTCGATCAGCTTTGCAATCTTAGTGAGGGCGTCTACTGGGTCCTGACCCTGAAGGGCCATCTGAGGCACTGCCTGCATGTAACCCATCATGCCCTGCTTGAGGGCGTCGGTAAACTGCTCGTTGTCGATCTGGGCCTGAAGCTGGACTACGTCCAGATCCATAGGCAGCTGACGCTGCACAAAATCCCTCGATACGAGCTGATCGCCACGGAGCTGAAGGAGTGCAACGATTGCTCGTGCGGGATCCTGGCCAGCGGCGAAGCCATAAGTAACATCTACGGTGTAGTTGCCAGAGATGTCCTTGCGAGGGATGTACGTCTCCTCGAAGGGAGTTCCCTGAACAACTCCAGTGACGACCTTCTTCTCTCCTGGCCAGAGCTTCTCATCCATCTCGAAGCACAGCGCCAGCGCTCGGGAGAGCGCCTGAGCGATCACATTCTGACCAGTCGTGATGACGGTGTTGAATCCACCCATGAGCGCCTGAACGCCCTTGCCGGTAATGATGGAGGCATCAAGGTTACCGGAGCGAACCTCTGGGGAACGCATAGCCTGACGTGCCTCATTGTCCAGCATGGCGCCTTCCTGGAAGGCGTACTGGGGGATGTCTCGCTGAACGTACTTCACGTCTCCGTCTGTACGGATGAGGGCGTCGTCTCCGAACGTCATCTTCTGCACATCGCGAGGAACTACGAGCGGAGCACGAACGGCCTTCTCCGTAGCCTCAAGGCCAAGGAGTGCCATGCGAGCCTTTGCGAGCTGAACCCAGATGGCATCATCGAAGGCGCCACGGGTCTCCTGGTCGAAGCCAGGTCGCTTCGCGATCGAGACGTATACCTTCTTGAGTGGGTTCGGCATCATGTCTACGATCTGATTGCTGCACTGCGGTAGGTACATGATGATCTGGTCACCGTCGCAGTACTTCACAACCTCGATCTCGCGATGCTCCCATCCGGACTGCTGACCACCCACCTCGTTGGACTGAAGCACTCGGATAAGGTGTGGGAACTTAGCCACGAGGTGGATCGCCTCCTCGCGCCAGATCTTTGTGTAGGACCTGACGCGACCATACAGGTCGATCTCCGGATAGATGCCCATCGGGCTCTCTACTCGGATCCGAGGAACCTTGTCCTCGAAGTCCGGCTCGATGACGTACACCGCCATGCCGAACGTATTGTAGTAGTCGCAGAACTGGACCTGCTTGCCAGCCTGAAGGCGACTGTTCTGGATGTAGTAGTTCGCGACCTTGGTCCTCTTGTTGGAGAACTTCTTGGCCTTATCTGTGGTCATGACGCCAGAGGCGCAGTTGATGCTAGGCATAGCGCCCATGACCTCGGCAATATCTCGGGCCGACGTATCGATCAGGTTGGCCACGATTGGCTTGGGCCATGCCTCGGGCATGGCTCCAGGAATCACACTCTCCAGATCACCAGAGCGGACATCATGGACATCGCGCTGACGCTGGTCCCTTTCGGATGCAGCACGGCGGAGAGTCTCCACCTTCTGTGCAACCTTGTCGATCATGAGCGCCATGCGCCCTCCTTAGCGAGTGAGCGCCCTTAGGCGCTCGTACTTCTCCTCGGTCGTGTGTCCATCCCACTCTGGATCGAGTGATCTTTCCACATGCCCGAAGAGATCTAGGTCATCCACTGATACATGCCAGGTCATCTGACCTTCAGGCGTGTCAATTGTGACAACGGGCCAGTCTGGCTCACTCGGGTCGGTGAGCCCAATCGTAGATGGATGGATAGAGGCCAGGTGGGCTACGAGATATGCACGCTCTCGATAGATGTTCACTTTGGCTGGCTCACCTTTAGCTTGTCCCAGCTCGTCTTGCCCGGGTATCCGTCGGCACCGCTGCCGCTGTAGCCGAGCTTACGCTGCCACCAGGCGTACGCCTTGATGTCTACTCGGGTGAACTCTGGACCGGGTCCGGAAGCATATCCCTTGTATCCAGCTCGGACCAGGGCCTTGCCCATCTCGGTGATGAGTGGATGCTTCTTGCCCAGCCGGAAGAAGGACGTGCCCGGGAAGGGCGCGTATACGGGCTTAGGGACCGGACGAGGCTTGGGTGGTACAGGAACGCCAGGCTCAAGCTTTCCGCCCTTCACAAGGGCATACAGGGGCTCTCCTGGGCACGCTGTAGCGTAGCCGTCCCTGTGTCCCTTAATCTCCTTGCCAGCACCGTAGGTGCGCATGTAGGCAATGCCATCCTTCAGGCCCTCGATCATCTCGGGCGTAGGCGTTACGTCACCACTCGAACCGAGTAGTGCACAGATGGCGTAGTGCGCCCGGTTGAGGTCCTGATTACCGTTCGCCCCAGTTCGCTTGCGCTTACCTCGACCTTCGAACACATAGCCGTGCTTGCAGACCAGAAGGTTGTATGCGATGTCGCTGTAACCCTCGGCAGTGTTCGCGAGGTGACTCTTCCGGATTGCCTTGACTTCCGCTACGCACTCAGCGTGCGTAGCGTTCGAGACCGGTGAACCCTCATAGTGAATCTTAACTCCTAGTGCGGTGAGCTGGTCGGGGGCCGCTGATGCGGGCCACCCCAGATCGGATCGACTTACCCACTTCATGTACTTCTCCTGTCGTAGGGGAGCTTCGCTCCCGCTAGTGGTGATGGGTTCAGTTTCCCCACCAGCCATTTTGGCTCTCGCTCTGGGCTACGAAATCCAGATCGAGGGTAATGGTACGTTCCTTGTCCCTTGAGGACTGGAACTCGTTGTGCATGTGGAAGACGTTGTCAAGCTCACCGATGAGCTCACGAGCTCGGATCTCTGCGAACCAGAGAGCCATGACACAGTCGGTCTTCTTCTTGGTCTTGACGCCGGGAGGCAGGGGCTCCCAGGTGGTCAGCTGCTCAATAAGCATCTTGACACCCTCGTTCTGCGAACGAGACGGAATGTGAATGAGCTGCTCCTTGCGCTCCCAGCCATCAAACAGGACGGACATGGAAGCAACACCGAAGTCTGCATCCCACTTGTTGGAGCCGGTGAAGTGCTCACGGAGCAGGCAGCCACGAGAGGACAGGAAGTTCCTGATGTCTCGGTTCTGGGTCACCATGAGGTTCATCGCGTTCTTCTCGATGCGCCACTCATTGATGTTGTACTGAACCGTCATCTCCTTGATCTTGTCAAAGATGTCGTCGGGCTTCAGATTCCCCTTGGACCAGACGTCGAGAATCCAGCGATGTCCAGTCATCCTGTCGACACCCATAACAACAGCAGCTGAGTGACCCGTCATAGCCGGGTCGAAGCCACCTACAACATATAGCCCTGCCATGCCATTTTGCCTGTGACCGGGCGCACCCCTCACCATCTGTCCGGCAGCTCGCATCCCATCTACAGATCCCGTCACCGCCTTGAGAGGGAAGATCGCATCTTCGATCACGGACTCCTGCTGATAGACCAGAGCCCAGTTTCGTGGAGACATAGAGCTGCGCCTCTTGCGCAGCACTTCTCCGGTGTGCATTGGATAGAGACCATCCTCATCCTGCTCAACCAGGAGCTTGCCCACCTTGGATACGGGGGGCCTGTTGGAGCGAGGCCAGAGGGTCACCCAATCCTTGGGATCATCGGCGAACTCAAGGACAGCAGGCTGGGTCAGGTACGTCCACGGGGAATCCTCTTCACCATAGTAGTCCGACTTGATGATCTCTCCGTAGAGATCGATCGGAGCGAGACGCGTACCGATAAGAAGCATCTTGCCACCAGGATGAGAGAGACGGTTGTAGACCTCTCGCTGCATCCAGTCCATGTGCTTCTGGTACTCGTGAGCGTTCTTGCCGGTGACGGTGTCATCGAAGATGATGAGGTCGGCTCGGGAACCGTAGATGTGCCCACCGATGCCCAGCGCCTGAACCGTGGGGTCCTTTTCTCCGGAGTCGCGAGTAGAGGAGGATACGTAGATGGAATCGGCGGTCCAAGCCGCCGCTCCCGCATCAAAGCCACCCTCAGGACCGAAGTCGATCTGTAGCCTCTGGTAGTTCTTGTTGTCCGAGGCCAGTCGATCCTTGATGCCTCGGAGGAACCTCTTCGCCATCTCCTGAGTCTGAGACACGATGATCACACGAATGTTCGGATCCTCGCAGATCCGGTACGTCACGTAGTTCATGGTGATCGTGGTGGACTTCGCATGCTCAGGCGGAGTGTTGATCAGAACGAAGGCAGGGTCACCCTTGATGTAGGTCTGCGTCGGATGAAGATCCCTCGGATCCCTGTCTTCCAGTAGATCCACCCACTGAAGGTGATGGCTGAACAGCTGAGTATCGAGGTACTTCTCGCACCACTCCGGGAAGGGGAGGATATTCTGGCGGTTGACCTCGGTCTCACTACCGTTCTGCGCCATCAGGCGCAGCCGGTCCATCTCGTCACGGAACTTGACATCCGACTGACGAAGGTACTTGTACTGGGCCTCAGTGAGACCCATGTCGAGGCAAGCTTCCTTATGGAC